GTGCAGAGCGCCTTCCTGAATGCGCTGACTGAAGACGAGCTGCTCGCCCTGCCTTTTCTGTTTTCGTTTTGGGCCATGCCGCACCAGCTTGCACCGGAGGGGGACTGGACCCGTTGGGTGATTATGGGCGGGCGCGGTGCGGGAAAGACCCGTGCGGGGGCGGAGTGGGTGCGCAGCCTTGTGGAAGGGGCCGGGCCGCAGGACGCTGGGCGTTGCCGCCGCATTGCGCTGGTGGGTGAGACCGTGGCGCAGGTGCGCGAGGTCATGGTGTTTGGCGAGAGCGGGCTTCTGGCCTGCTCGCCGCCAGACCGCCGCCCCGAATGGCAAGCGAGCCGCCGCCAGCTCTTGTGGCCCAACGGCGCTGTGGCGCAGGTGTTTTCGGCCCATGACCCCGAGGCCTTGCGGGGGCCACAGTTTGATGCGGCGTGGGTTGATGAGCTGGCCAAGTGGAAAAAGGCCCGCGAGACTTGGGATATGCTCCAGTTTGGCTTGCGCTTGGGGGCGCATCCGCAGGTCTGCATCACCACGACGCCGCGCAACATCGGGCTGCTCAAGGAGCTGCTGGAAGCGGATGGCACGGTGGTGACGCAGGCTGCGACAGAAGCCAATAAAGCCAATCTTGCCAAGAGCTTCCTGGACGCTGTTCAAGCGCGATATGCGGGCACGCGGCTGGGCCGGCAAGAGCTTGACGGGGTGCTGCTCGAGGAGACCGAGGGCGCGCTTTGGACCCCGGCGCGCCTTGAGGCGGCCCGCTTGCGCGAGATGCCCCAGATGAGCCGGATCGTGGTGGCGGTGGACCCGCCGGTCAGCGGCACGACCCGCTCGGACGCCTGTGGCATTGTCGTCGCCGGTGTCGTGGCCGAGGGGCCGGTGCAGGACTGGCGCGCCTATGTGCTGGAAGACGCCAGCGTGGAGGGCGCCAGTCCGATGGGCTGGGCGGAGGCGGCGGTGGCGGCGATGCACCGCTGGGGCGCGGAGCGCATGGTGGCCGAGGTCAACCAGGGCGGCGACCTCGTGGAGCAGGTGATCCGGCAGGTGGACCCGTTGATTTCCTTGCGCAAAGTCCATGCCTCCAAGGGCAAGAGCGCTCGGGCAGAGCCGATCGCGGCGCTGTATGAGCAGGGGCGCGTGCATCACTTCACCGGGCTTGCCAAGCTGGAAGACGAGATGTGCCAGCTCACGCTGCACGGCTTTCACGGCAAGGGCAGCCCCGACCGCACAGATGCGCTTGTCTGGGCGTTGTGGGAGCTGATGATTCTGCCGGCCAAAGCCCGTCTGAACCCGCAGGTGCGCACGCTCTAGTTAAGAGTTCTTAAACTTTTCACCTCATCTTCCTGTCAAAGCTTCACGGCGGGTTTCACATAAGCTTTGCCGCGTAACACACAGGTTTGATTTTATAAATCGGGAGTAAGACATGGCCGTATTTGATTTTTTTCGCAAGCCCCAGCCTGAGGCGCTCCAGCAGAAGGCCAGCGCTGCGGCCTCTGTGATCGGCTGGCATGGCAGCGGCCGTGTGGCCTGGAGCCCACGCGACACAGGGAGCCTCACGCGGATCGGCTTCACGGGCAACCCTGTCGGGTTTCGCTGTGTGAAGATGATTGCCGAGGCGGCATCTGCGCTGCCGGTTGTGTTGCAGGACTTTCAGCGCCGCTATGAAGAACACCCTGTGCTCGCGCTGTTGCGCAAGCCCAATTTTGCACAGGGGCGTGCGGAGCTTTTGGAGGCGCTTTACGGCCAGCTCCTGCTCACCGGCAACGCCTATCTGGAAGCGGCGGGCGGGGACGGCGGTTTGCCCTCTGAGTTGCATGTGCTGCGCAGCGACCGGATGAGCCTTGTGCCCGGGCGCGACGGCTGGCCTGTGGCCTATGATTACACCGTGGGCGGCAAGACGCACCGTTTCCAGATCAGCCAGGGCGCACCGGCGATCTGCCACATCCGCAATTTCCATCCGCAGGATGACCATTATGGCTTTTCGCCCATGCAGGCGGCGGCGCAGGCGGTGGATGTGCACAATTCGGCTTCGCGCTGGACAAAGGCGCTGCTGGACAATGCCGCACGGCCTTCGGGGGCGATTGTTTACCGTGGGGCCGACGGGCAGAGCGGGTTGAGTGCCGACCAATACGACCGCCTCGTCAGTGAGATGGAGGCGAACTACCAAGGCGCGCGCAATGCGGGGCGGCCGATGTTGCTGGAGGGCGGGCTTGATTGGAAGCCCATGGGCTTTTCGCCCTCTGACATGGAATTTCAGAAAACAAAGGAGGCGGCGGCGCGCGAGATTGCGCTGGCCTATGGGGTGCCGCCGATGCTGCTCGGCATTCAAGGGGATGCGACCTATGCCAACTATCAGGAAGCCAACCGCGCCTTTTATCGCCTCACGGTCTTGCCGCTGGCGGCCCGGGTGACAGCCAAGCTGGCGGATTGGCTGGGGGCTTTGGGCGCTGAGGGGTTTGAGCTCAAGCCGGATCTCGATCAGGTGCCCGCACTTGCCGCGGAGCGCGATGCCCAATGGGCGCGGGTGAGCGGGGCGGATTTTCTGAGCGAGGCCGAGAAGCGACGGCTTTTGGGGCTGCCCGCTTTGGGGGAGGACACCGATGAGTGATCTTGGCCCGCAAGAGGCTGTTCTTGAGGCAATGCTGCCTTATGAGGGCTACCGCGCCATGCTGCGCCATATCGAGAAGCGGCTCACTTCGCTCGAGCTCAGCGTTGCGGCGATGGAGACAGAGCGCGCGGTGAGTGAAGAAAAGCGCAAGTTCATGGTGGCACGGTTCAACCAGATCGACACCCGGCTTGACAAGATCGACGGTCATATCGCGCGGCTTGTCTGGCTGATCATCGCAGCCATTCTGGGCGGGTTCATGTCGTTTGTCATGCAAGGCCCCCTCATGCCCGGCTGAGGGCGCAATTAGGAGAGAGTAATGAGTTATCAAACTGAGATTGAGCGCAAATTCTGCCGGCTTGGCGAGCAGATCACCGTGACGGAGGGGCGCTGTATCGAAGGCTATGCGAGCCTGTTTGGCACCTGTGACCAGGGCGGGGATGTTGTGGCCAAGGGCGCGTATGGCGCGAGCCTAAAGGCGCTGGCCGCAGAGGGGCGGCGCGTGAAAATGCTTTGGCAGCATGACCCGGCCCAGCCGATCGGGATCTGGGACGAGGTGCGCGAAGACGCCCGCGGGCTCTTTGTAAAGGGCCGCTTGCTGGACAGCACCCAGAAGGGCCGCGAGGCGGCGGCGCTCATCGAGGCGGGGGCGATTGACGGGCTCTCTATCGGATACCGCACCAAAAAGGCGGGCAAGACAGACAAGGGCCAGCGGCTCTTGACGGAACTGGAGCTTTGGGAGGTGTCGCTTGTGACCTTCCCGATGTTGCCCAGTGCGCGGGTTGCAGCCAAGGGCGAGCGCCTTGAGGCCGTGGCCCTGCGCAATATGGCGGCGGCCATCAGGGATGCGCGCCAGGAGCTGGCGCAAGACTGACGCGCTGAAACAGTAACCAGAAAGGAAACTCTGCATGAGTGACACCCAGTTTGAAACTCGGGCGAAGGCTCGGGGCGGGGAAGCTGTGTCTTCCGCACCTGAAACGAAATCGGCAGCTGATGATTTCATGAGCGAATTCAACGGCTTTCAAAGCGACATTGTGAAGCGACTTAAACAACAGGAAGAGCGACTGACCATGCTTGATCGGAAAACACAAACCCACAAACGCCCTCACCTTGCCCGCGCGGCAGAGCTTGAGGCGCCTCACCAGAAGGCCTTTAACGCCTATTTGCGCTCCGGCGATGATGACGGGTTGCGCGGCCTTGAGCTGGAGGGCAAGGCGATGTCTTCGGCTGTTGCGGCAGATGGCGGCTACCTTGTTGACCCTGAGACCAGCGAGAGCATCCGCTCGGTTTTGGAGAGCACCTCGTCGATCCGCGCGGTGGCCAATGTGGTGCAGGTCGAGGCGACAAGCTTTGATGTGCTTGTCGACCACTCCGATGTGGGCGCGGGCTGGGCGACAGAGACCGACCCGACCAGTGAGACAGGCACGCCGCAGATCGACCGGATCACCATCCCGCTGCACGAGCTTTCGGCCCTGCCCAAGGCGAGCCAGCGTCTGCTGGATGACAGTGCCTTTGACATTGAGGGCTGGCTTGCGGGCCGTATTGCCAACAAGTTTGCCCGCTCTGAAGCGGCGGCTTTCATCAACGGCAACGGTGTGGACAAGCCCACGGGGATGCTGACGCACCCCACGGTGGACAACGACAGCTGGAGCTGGGGCAACATCGGCTATGTGCCTACGGGTGTTGCGGGGGATTTTGACGGCGGCGAAGCTGTGATTGACCTCGTTTATGCGCTGGGCGCGCAATACCGCGCCAATGCGAGCTTCGTGATGAACTCCAAGACGGCCGGCGCCGTGCGCAAGCTCAAGGATGCGGATGGCCGCTTTTTGTGGTCAGACGGTCTGGCGGCGGGCGAGCCTGCGCGCCTTCTCGGTTATCCTGTGCTGATTGCCGAGGATATGCCCGATGTGGCCGCAGACGCGATGGCGATTGCCTTTGGCGATTTCAACGCCGGCTATACGGTGGCCGAGCGCCCCGATTTGCGGGTGCTGCGTGACCCCTTCAGCGCCAAGCCGCATGTTCTGTTTTATGCAACCAAACGTGTGGGCGGCGATGTGAGCGATTTTGCAGCGATCAAGCTGCTGAAATTCGCCACCTCGTGAGGCTGAAGGACGGGGGCGGGCCGACCGCCCCCGACTGCGCGCGGCACAGCACAGCCTTTTGCCAAGCTTTGTCCCCTCCGCCTTGGCAGGTGGGGTGCCGCGCGCTCCCTGGAGGCGCAATTTTGGAGAGACTCCATGATGTTAACTGAAGAAACCGCAGTGCCCACCGCGGCCTTGCCCGTGGACGCCTTCAAAGCGCATTTGCGCCTGGGCACGGGCTTTGCCGAGGACACATTGCAAGAGCCTGTGTTGGCCAGCTTTCTGCGTGCCGCCATCGCGGCCATCGAAGCGCGCACCGGCAAGATTTTGATTGAGCGCGATTTTTCCTGGCTGCTCAACGGCTGGCGTGACGACACCGGGCAAGCGCTGCCTGTCGCCCCTGTGACCGCGCTGAGCGAGGTTGTGTTTATCAACCGCAGCGGGGCTGAAACGCCACTGGCGGCACATTTTTACCGGCTGGCCGAAGATATGCAGCGCCCCAAACTCACGCCTGTGGCGGGAGTGCTGCCGGCTGTGCCCACGGGCGGCGCTGTGCGGATCGGTTTTCGCGCGGGCTATGGCCCGAGCTGGGAGGATTTGCCCGCAGATCTTGCGCAGGCGGTGTTGCTGCTGGCGGCCTATTATTACGAATACCGCAATGAAACCAGCGTCGGCGAGGGCTATATGCCCTTCGGTGTGAGCTCGCTGATCGAGCGTTACCGCACCGTGCGGCTGTTTGCGGGGGCAGGGCAATGAGCGTGCCCCGGTTGAACCGCCAGCTTGTGCTGGAAAACCCTGTGCGTATGCCCGATGGCGCGGGCGGTTTTACCATCAGCTGGCAGCCTTTGGGCACGCTTTGGGCCGAGGTGAGCGCACGCACGGGGCGTGAGACACAGGGCGAGGCCGTGCCGCTTTCCAGCGTGGCTTACAAGATCCGCCTGCGCGCCAGCCCGATTGGCCATGAGATGCGCCCCAAGCCGGAGCAGCGCTTTGTGGAAGGCAGCCGCGTGTTTCGCATTGAGGCCGTGGTGGAGGATGATCTGACGGGGCGGTTTCTGACCTGTCTGGCTCAAGAGGAGGTTGTGGCATGAGCTACGGTGTATCTTCCGCCCTTCAGGCGGCGGTCTATCAGGCGCTGATTTCAGACGCGGACCTGGCCGCGCTTGTGGGCACGGCGATTTATGATGCGCTCCCCTCGGGCAGCCTGCCGGCCACCTATGTGGCTTTGGGCCCTGAAAATGTGCTCGACAGCTCGGACAAGAGCGGGGCGGGCGCTTTGCATCTCTTCACCGTTTCGGTGGTGACGGACAGCGCGGGCTTTCAGGCGGCCAAGGATGTGGCGGGGCGGGTGAGCGATGTGCTTGTGGATGCACCTTTGGTGCTGGCCCGTGGCAGCCTCATTTACCTCGGATTTGACCGTGCCAGCGCCACCCGCGAGGGCACAGGCGCGACGCGGCGGATTGATCTGCGCTTTCGCGCTGGCGTGCAAGACGACGACTAAACAACAGACAACATTGGAGATTTTCCCATGACGGCACAGAACGGCAAAGAACTTCTGATCAAGATCGACCTGACGGGCGACAGCCAGTTTGAAACCATCGCGGGGCTGCGCGCCACGCGACTGAGCTTCAATGCGCAAAGCGTGGATGTGACCAGCCTTGAGAGCGCCGGGGGTTGGCGCGAAATTCTCGGCGGCGCGGGGGTGAAATCGGCCTCCCTCTCGGGGTCGGGTGTGTTCAAGGATGCGGCGAGCGATGAGCGTGCGCGCCAGATTTTCTTTGATGGCGAGACACCTGATTTTCAGGTGATCATCCCGGATTTTGGCAGGATCGAAGGCGCGTTTCAGCTGGCGTCCATCGAGTATTCGGGCAGCTACAACGGCGAGGCAACCTATGAGCTTTCGCTGGCCTCCGCCGGCCAGCTCAGCTTTGTGGCTGCCCTGTGATGGGCAACCCCTTTGCCTCTGAGGTGGCGCTTGTCATGGATGGCGAGCGCCGCGTGCTCAAGCTCACGCTCGGTGCGCTGGCCGAGCTTGAGACGGCCATGGGCGAAGACACGCTTGTCGCGCTTGTGGGCCGCTTTGAGGCGGGCAGTTTTTCCAGCCGTGATGTCATGAAGCTGATCGTGGCAGGCTTGCGCGGCGGCGGCTGGCAGGGGCGCGCCGAGGACTTGCTGCACGCCGAGATCGCCGGTGGGCCGATGGCCGCGGCGCGGGCGGCGGCGCTTTTGCTGGCGCGCGCCTTCATGCTGCCCGAGGGGGCGGACAATGCGCTTTGACTGGGCCGAACTGCTCCGGCTGGGGCTGACCCGGCTGGGCCTGAGGCCAGCGGAGTTCTGGGCGCTGACGCCTGTGGAGCTGATGCTGCTGCTCGGGCCACAAGCGGGCTTGCGCCCGATGGATACAACCGGGCTTCAGGCGCTGCTTGAGGCTTATCCCGACATGAAAAACGAGGCCAAAGATGAGTGATTTTGATGCGCTGGACGATATGGAGCTGAAGGCCGACGCCCTGGAGCAAAGCTTGGGCGCGGCGGCCAGCATGGCGGCGAGCTTTGATGCAGAGCTAAAGCGCGTGCGGGCAAGCTTCTCGGAGACGGGGCAGGAAGTGGCCACGCTAGAAAAGGGGCTTTCACGCGGGCTCAAGCGCGCGGTGGACGGCGTGGTGCTGGACGGGGCCAAGCTTTCAGATGTGCTCGGCACGGTGGCGCAATCCATGATCAACGCCTCCTATTCGGCGGCTGTGAAGCCTGTGACCGACCATTTCGGCGGGCTGATTGCCAATGGCATCGGCGGGCTGATGGGCGGGCTTTTTCCTTTTGAGAAGGGCGCCAGCTTTGCGCAAGGACGCGTGATGCCCTTTGCCAATGGCGGGGTTGTGAACAGCCCTGTGGCCTTCCCCATGCGCGGCGGCACGGGGCTGATGGGCGAGGCGGGGCCAGAGGCGATTATGCCGCTGGCGCGCGGCTCGGACGGTAAGCTCGGTGTCAAGGCCGAGGCAGGGCGCGCCATCAATGTGGTGATGAATATCAGCACGCCCGATGCCGAGAGCTTCCGCCGCTCCCAGAGCCAGATCGCTGCGCAGATGGGCCGTGTACTCGCCCGTGGCAACCGCAACAGATAGGAGGCAGCGATGCAATTTCACGAAGTCAGATTTCCTGTGAGCCTGAGCTTTGGCTCTTCCGGCGGGCCGGAGCGGCGCACCGATGTGGTGAGCCTTGCCAACGGGTTTGAGGAGCGCAACACGCCCTGGGCGCATTCGCGCCGCCGCTATGACGCGGGGATGGGGCTGCGCTCGATGGATGATATCGACGCGGTGCTGGCGTTTTTTGAGGCGCGGCGCGGGCGGATGCACGGCTTTCGCTGGAAGGACTGGACGGATTTTCAGACAGGCCGCCCCTCGCGCGAGGTGGGCTTTGAGGACGAGGTGATCGCGATTGGCGATGAGGTCACGACGGTCTTTCAACTGGTGAAAGTCTACCGCTCGGGGGAGCAGACCTATGCGCGCCCCATTGTGAAGCCCGTGGAGGGCAGCTTGCGCGTGGGCCTTTCGGGCGATGAGCAGAGCGAAGGCATTGACTTTACAGTGGATTACACCACGGGTCTGGTGACCTTCATGCACCCCCCGAGTGTCGGGGTGGAGGTGACGGCGGGCTTTGAGTTTGACGTGCCGGTGCGCTTTGACACCGACCAGATCATCGCCTCGGCGGCGACATTTGCCGCCGGCGAAGTGCCCAGCGTGCCGGTTGTGGAGCTGCGGGTCTGATGGGGGGGGTGAGAGGCGCGCTGCTCGCGCATTTGCAAACAGGCTGCACCACGGTCTGCCGCTGCTGGGCGCTCAAGCGGCGCGATGGCACAGTCATGGGCTTTACCGACCATGACGGGCCGCTGAGCTTTGAGGGCATCACCTTTCGGGCCGACACGGGCATGAGCACCGCAAGCTTGCAGCAAAGCACGGGGCTGTCGGTGGACAACAGCGAGACCATGGGCGCGCTGAGCGATGCGGCGATCCGCGAGGCCGACATCGAGGCGGGGCGCTATGACGGGGCCGAGGTGACAAGCTGGCTGGTCAACTGGGCCGATGTGACCGAGCGCCACCTGATGTTTCGCGGCACACTCGGCGAGTTGCGCCGTGGCAACGGGGCCTTTCACGCCGAGCTGCGCGGGCTGACCGAGGCGCTGGGGCGGCCTGTGGGGCGGGTTTACCAGAAGCCCTGCACTGCTGTGCTTGGCGACAGCACCTGCGGCTTTGACACCACGCGCGAGGGCTACTTCACCGAGCGCGCTGTCGAGGTGGTGGAAGCGGGGCGCGTGTTTCGCTTTGATGGCATGACAGGCTTTGACGAGGGCTGGTTTGCCTTTGGCACGCTCGCGGGGCTGAGCGGCGCCTGTGAGGGGCTCAGGGGCATTGTGAAGCGCGATGCCTTTGAGGGCGAGAGACGTGTGATCGAGCTGTGGCATCCTATGCGCGCCACGATGGAAACGGGCGATATGATCCGCCTTGTCGCGGGCTGTGACAAGCGGATGCAGAGCTGCCGCACAAAGTTTGTCAACCTGCTGAACTTTCAGGGCTTTCCCGATGTGCCGGGGGACAGCTGGCTGACGGTGCAACCGGCCAGCGCCGGCCAGACAAGCGGCGGGAGCCGGCGCGGATGAGAGATGTTGCAACAGAGGTGCTGACGGAGACGCGAGGCTGGATCGGCACGCCTTACCATCACCAAGCCTCGTTGAAGGGCGTGGGCACAGATTGCCTTGGCCTTTTGCGCGGCGTGTGGCGCGCGCTTTATGGCGCGGAGCCTGAGCCTGTGCCCGCCTATACGCCCGATTGGGCCGAACCGCAGGGCGAAGAGCGGCTCTGGGCGGCGGCGGAGCGGCATTTGCAGCCTATGCCTTTGGGCGCGGCGGAGGCGGGGGATATTCTGCTCTTCCGGATGCGCGCCGGCGCGGTGGCCAAGCACCTTGGCATTCTGTCTGTGGGGGGCGCGGCCCCCAAATTCATTCACGCCTATTCGGGCCATAGTGTGCTGGAAAGCCCGCTCACCGCCCCCTGGCAGCGTCGCATTGCGGCTTCATTTCGTTTTCCTGAGGAGGTGTCCTGA